ATCATGAGTAGCAAGACCTAGTATTTGATTATTTGCTTCTATACTTCCTGATACTGCAATAGCTTGTGCTAGCTGTATTTCAGGAACGTCTCCATGAGATCCTACAAGCCGTACTGGAGTACCGTCTTGTATTAGTACCCCACTAGCATTATAAACTCTTGTCCAGTTCTCCTGACCTACTTGTAATGTAATATCTGCTTCAGCATTATAAACCGATAAAGCACCATCGGTATTACCCCAAAATACTCTGCCTGATTTCCAACCTGGATCTCCTGATCCTGTATTAAAATCAATAAAGTTTACGTTGGTTATGCTTCCTGAGATGGTAAGGTTTTGAGCGTGTGATGCCGTAAGGGCATAAGAAGCTGAAAGTGCGTTTAAAGCAAATGATGCGGTACCGAATAACGAACCTGTAAACGATGCTGCACTAATAGAGCCGGTTGTAGTATTTCCTTGAGTGGTTACTTGCTGTAAAGTCGGTATTACGGCTGCTTGAGAGTTGATAGTAGCTAAAGATGCTGATACTGATCCCCATTGGTCAATTCTAACATCCGAGCCTGTGATCGGACCATTTATGTTTAAACTACCGGTGATTACTGCATTGGTAGTGACGATGGTCTGAATAGTATCATCATCTCTTTTAAAGTATACCTTACCGTCGATAGTATTAATTGCAAGCTCTCCTGTAGATAACGAGCCTGTTGAAGGTACTTTACCGGCTATCGCCGATCTTTTGAGTTTGATTTGTTGAGCCATATGTATGGAACTTCTTTTAAAGGGTATAAACCGGAAAATGCCTATGTAGACTCTTATAAATAGGAAAGCCGGCTGTTGCCGGCTCTCTTAATCTATACTAAGTTTCTTTAGAACGTTCCTCCGTCGATTACCGAAGTTGCTACGAAAGTTCCGTCAGCTTTGTATCCGACTAGTGTTGATACTTCAACAGCTGAGTCTGTTGTTGCAAGAGCTCCTAATCTGTTTGATCCGTCTCTAAAGATTGCTCTAGAAGATGTATCGATTACTCCTGTTAATCCGGCTGCTACAAATCCTGTAGAAGCAGTGATAGTACTACCGCTGATACTACCGTGGATAGTAGCAGTTGTACCGTCATCGCTGATGATGGAGTTTGTTAAGCGCTTGCTACCATCGTTAGTGCTCTTAGGTAAGTAGTTGTCAGTTACTCCGGTACCGGCTGCGAACTGTACTAATCTGTGTTGAGTGGATCCGCTTGTACCTGCATACCAGTAATCGTCTGTTGCATTCCAAAGAAGTGATCCAGATGCTGTTAGTGCTCCTACTGCATCTCTTACTATGATACCACCGTCAGCTGCAATACCTGCTGCGTTAAGTACGATAATGTTGTCTCCAATCTCAACAGTAGTTGAGTTAACGATTGTCTGAGTTCCAGTTACAGTAAAGTTACCGGCTACGACCATATCGTTTCCACTGAAGCGAGTACCTTCTACGTAAACATCTCCGTTGGTTGAAGAGATGGTTAGGTTACCTGTAGCACCGGTGTGGGTGATGGATTGGTTACCGTTATTATTTAAGACGAAATCATTGTTGGTAGAGTTACCGTTGTTCATGACGTCGTCAAGAGTCATTGCCATTGGGTTAACTCCGCCGACTAATAAGCTATCGATAGAGGCGCTTACGAAGTATCCCTGTAACCATTTATCTGAGGGTCCACCGATGTTAAAGGTGGCATTAACAGAAGGAATAATACTTGAACTTACATCGGCCTTGAATGTTATAACATCTGTTGCAGCATCTCCTAAGTTAATATTTCCGTTTAGGTTTGTTTGACCTCCTACTGTAAGGGTGCCTGTTAGGTCTGTATTACCATCTACATCTAGGTTGCCACCAGCGTAGAGATATCCCGAAGAAGAAACTCCTGTAGTAACGGTTAGTGTAGCTCCTATAGCTGCATTTCCTGTTAGCGTTGAAGTTCCTTCTACGTCTAGGTTGCCTCCGGCGTAAAGATAGGTTGAAGAAGAGATTCCCGTAGCTACAGCTAAAGTTCCTGCAACAGTAGCGTTGCCGTCTATGTCTAGAGCTCCTGCTGCATAGAGGTACCCAGAAGAAGATACACCTGTTGCGAAAGTAGCTGTAGATCCGCTTACGTTATCTACAAAGATATTTAACCACCTCTTTGTAGTACTACCTAGGTCAAATGCACTATCAACGTCAGGTATAAACGATGAGGAGATTTCTGCTCCAAAGTTTACGAAGTCTGTCGTAGCATCACCTACTGTGATGTTACCTCCGATTACTACGTTACCGCTAATGTCAGCATTTCCGGTCAACTTTAAATTAGAACCGGTAATGTTTCCGGTTGTATTAATATTTAGAGTCGTAGCATCTAAAGCTGTTGCAGTAACCTTTAAGTTACTTGTTGCTGCAATGGCTCCGGCATTGTTAAAAAGTACTTCAGTGGTATTACCCGGGGCAGTGATGCTGGCTAAAGTAAGGTTTGTCAGTCCTGAACCGTTACCGGTAAATGATCCGCTGAATGAACCCGTAACGGTGATACTTGAGATAGTAGTACCTTCTAAGTTACCTGAAAGGTCTAATGCAGTACTGCCGGCGCTATTAAGAATGAAAAGGGCTTGGGAGTCAGTCTTATAATAGGGTGTTCCGTTTAGTGTGGAGTTAAACGAGTTTGCTGCTGCAGTACCTTGGGCTAATCTGCTTACAGGAGTAAAGGTATTATTGCCGTCTGCATTAGCAATGAAAACTACGTTCTCTACTCCGCTAATACTTCCTGAAGCATATATTAGTTCACCCTTTGTTACGGCGATGGTGCTGCCGATGTTTCCTATACCGCCTCTGCGTAATAATATTTTTTGTGCCATTTTTGTTCTGCTGTTTGAGTCTTAGTATAAATATCAGAAAAAGCCTCCTAAATCAATACTGTTATTTGAATCCCTATCTCCTATAGTTCCTAAATTTTCGATAGTAATTTTTGCTTTCTGTACCTGTGCGTTAATCTGTGCCTGGACTATATCAATAGCGCCTGAAACTATCAAAGCACTCTGATTTACTGCCGTTTGGTACAGTATGGTTTGCCCGTATACGTCCAGGCTGCCGGTAATTGTAAGTGATCCCGTTGGGTTTAGTTCTCTTAGGCCTATCCTTGACATTTTAATTAAACTTTCCTATAAGTAAAACTTCATCTACTGTCTGTAAAACTGCACCAGCTTGTTCAAAGAATCCTGCAACATCAAGTAATACGTCAATATTGGCACCTACTTGAGTAACTGAGGTGATCTGAGAATCTGGCACTCTTCTGCCGTTAATATAAACTTCAAAATCCTTAGTTGTAATTGCAGCAAATCCGCTTGGAGGCGTTGCAATCGTTCTATTAGTAAATGTAGCAGTACTGCCGGATTTAGAATTCGCTATCGTTGCATTTCTTAGCGAAACGTACACTATTTCTTCTGCTGTCATACCGGCTACGATTTGTGTTATTATTTGAGGTGCATTAAGCTGACCATCGTAGAATCTTACTGCTCCTTTATTTTCAAAAGACGTAGACTGTACCTGTGTTCCATTAACATCGGTTACAGTCTCAGCACTAAAGAGGAGCTGGGATTTAGAGTAAAATTTCTTAAGGTTAGCCTTATCTCTATTATACGTATCTGTAATTATATATCCATTTAACTTAATGCTAAAAGTAGCTTTTACTCCTCGGTCTTGGCCCTGGACCATCTCAATAGTAGGAGTAAAAGAATCGATCATAGCCCGGAACCTGTACCGGTCTTTATCCCCCCAGTATGAGTCCGAAGCAAAGTTCAAAGCCTCAATGAGTTTATCACACTGCTCGACGTAGTCGGTGAAAACAACGCACTGGTAAGTTACCGTAACATAGTCAGGAATGACTACTCCGTAAAGTTCTTCAGAAGGATTCCTGTTCCCAAGGAGTGAAAACCTGTCGTATATATTTCTCTTTGAATACTTTTTCTGATAAATCACAAAGTTGTTAACCTCGTTACCGTCTAACTTATTGCCTAGGTTCCTATTCTTCTCGATGTTACTTTTCTTGAACATGATAAGAGGTACTTGCAGTTTTCCGTCTTTGTCTCTGTAGAAGCCGTCTTTCTGGACTGAAGACCATCTCTCAGGTGATCCGTAGAGTACCGGTACGTCAATCTTAGCGCCGTTTTGAATTACCGATGGCTTTATTACATT